AGCAATTGCCTGCCTGACATTCTTAATGAATACAAAAATTGTTCAGTTCTTGACACCAGGCACTCAAAGTCCTATAATGGAGCAGCGAAATAATAGTGTTTGATTATGGATTATGTTGATGTTAAATACATCAATTTGATTTCTGCAAGACTGGTAAATTTTAAAAGAGTAAAAAATAATCTTTATAATTTCAGATGTCCAATTTGTGGAGACTCGAAGAAGAACAAGAGTAAATCCAGAGGATATCTGTATCAAGTAAAGAACAATACAAACTTCAAGTGTCACAACTGCGGAGTCAATGTTTCTTTCAATAATTTTTTGAAGCAGTTAGACTCTACAACGTATAAGCAATATACGTTTGAAAAGTTCAAAGAGGGCCATACTGGAAGAAACTTTATTACTGATGAACCCGATTTCGTTTTTGAGAAACCTGTATTTAAAACCAAGATTGTTCTTCCTTTATGTTCTGAAGTGGAGCGTGGTAGAACCTATCTTGAGAAGCGTAAACTCGACTCAAAAAAGTTTTACTTTGCAGAAAAGTTTAAGCAGTTTTCTAACTCGCTTAAGCAGACATTTGCAAGCACAGATTTGGAAGAGCCTAGAATCATAATTCCCTTGTACTATCAGAAAGATCTGGTCGGTTTTCAGGGAAGAGCGTTGGGTCCATCTCGAAATAAATACATCACCGTGATGCTTTTTGATGACGCTCCTAAAATTTATGGACTCGATGAACTCAACAAGGAGAAAACAGTTTATGTTACCGAAGGACCATTTGACTCAACATTCATTTCAAATGCGATTGCTCTGTGCGGAGCTGACGGTGATCTTAGTAAGTGGGGCATTAGCGATCCTGTGTGGATCTACGATAACGAACCACGAAATTCAGAAATTGTATCCCGCATCTCCCGCACCATTGAACGAGGAGAAAGAGTTGTCATCTGGCCACTGGGCATAAGAGAAAAGGACATTAATGATATGGTTCTTGCTGGACATGATGTTCAGTCTGTGATAGAATCAAATACTTATTCTGGTTTAGAAGCAAAACTTAAATTTACAACCTGGAAGAAAATATGAGTAATGGAACAAAAGTTGTCAAGAGAAATGGGTCAATTGAGTCTCTTGATCTAGATAAGATGCACTTGATGGTTGAAGAGGCATGTAGCGGTCTTGCAGGGGTCTCTGCGAGTCAAGTGGAGATGACATCGGGTATTCAATTTTATAATGGAATCTCCACTGCTGAGATTCAAGAAATTTTGATTCGTAGTGCAAGCGATCTGATTGATCTTGAGCATCCTAACTATCAATATGTTGCTGCTCGTCTTCTTCTGTTTTCTGTGCGTAAACAACTTTATGGGAAGATGAAAGAACTTCCTACTTTGGAACAGCACATTATTGATTGTGTGTCTGCAGAAGTTTATGATCATGATATCTATAACAAATATTCACAAGAAGAAATTGCTAAGGCTGACTCGTTTATCGATCATTCTCGTGATTTCTTGTTCACTTATGCCGGTCTGCGACAGGTTGTTGATAAGTACCTTGTGCAGGACCGCAGCAGCGGAGGAGTCTATGAAACTCCCCAGTTTATGTACATGATGATTGCTCTGACTATCTTTGCAGAGTATCCAAAAGAAACCAGAATGTCATACGTTAAGAGGTACTATGACGCAATCTCGAAGCACAAAATCAACATTCCTACGCCAATCATGGCAGGTGTTAGAACCCCACTTCGCCAATTTGCAAGTTGCGTTCTTGTTGACGTTGATGACACCCTTGATAGCATCTTCAGCTCTGATATGGCAATTGGTCGCTATGTTGCTCAAAGAGCAGGAATTGGTATCAACGCAGGTCGAATCCGGGGCATCAATTCTAAGATCCGAGGTGGTGAAGTTCAACACACAGGTGTTGTACCTTTTCTCAAAAAGTTTGAGGCAACTGTCAGATGCTGCACTCAAAATGGCATCCGAGGTGGATCTGCAACAGTCCACTTCCCCATCTGGCACCAAGAAATAGAAGATATTTTGGTTCTCAAAAATAACAAGGGTACGGAAGATAATCGTGTCCGTAAACTTGATTACTCTATTCAGATTAGCAAGTTATTCTATGAGCGATTTATTCAAGATGGTGAGATCACATTGTTCTCCCCCCATAACGTACCTAGACTTTATTCTAGTTTTGGACTCCCTGAGTTTGATGATCTCTATGTACAATATGAAAACGATCCGACCATTCCGAAAAAGACTGTTAAAGCGCAAGAACTCATTCTTGATCTCCTTAAAGAACGTGCAGAGACGGGTCGTGTCTATATCATGAATATCGACCATTGTAATTCTCATTCATCCTTCAAAGATAAGATTGAGATGAGCAATCTGTGTCAAGAAATTACTCTGCCAACGTATCCGATTCAGCATATCGATGACGAAAATGGTGAGATTGCATTGTGCATTTTGTCGGCAATCAATGTGGGTAAAGTGAAGTCGGATGAAGAACTGGAAGAACTCTGTGATCTTTCTGTTCGCGGTCTGGATGAATTGATTGATTATCAGAAGTATCCAGTAGTATCTGCAGAGTTAGCCACAAAGGCACGTAGATCGCTTGGAATCGGTTTTATTGGTCTTGCACACTATCTCGCTAAGTTGGGATTTAATTACGAGTCTCAGGGGGCATGGGATGCCGTTCATGGACTCTCGGAATCGTTCCAGTATTATCTTCTCAAGGCATCAAATCAACTCGCCAAGGAGAAAGGCCACTGCGAAAACTTTGGTCGTACCAAGTATGCAGATGGAATACTGCCCATTGATACTTACAAAAAAGAAGTAGACGAAATCGTTACCCCGAAGTACCAACATGACTGGGAAGCTCTTAGAGTATCTATTCAGCAGCACGGCCTCCGACACAGTACACTGTCCGCACAAATGCCTTCGGAGAGCAGTTCCGTTGTGTCAAACGCAACCAACGGAATTGAACCTCCTCGTGCCTTCCTGTCCATTAAGAAGTCCAAGAAAGGGCCTCTTAAGCAGATTGTTCCACAGTATGCTACGCTGAAGAACAACTACACCTTGTTGTGGGACATGAAGAGTAACGAAGGTTATATTAAAATTGTCGCTATGATGCAAAAGTTCTTCGATCAGGCTATTTCTGGTAACTGGAGTTACAATCCAGAGAATTACCTTGATAATGAAGTTCCTACTTCGGTCATGGCAAATGACTTTTTGACTACATACAAGTACGGGTGGAAGACTTCTTATTACCAAAACACTTACGACATCAAAACTGATGAGGTAATTGAAGATAAGAAACCCAATCTTGAAGATCTAATTAATGAGTTAAGTAAAGTTGAGGAGGGAGAGTGTGAATCCTGTGCAGTTTAAAGTTACTTCTAACCAAGAAAAACAAATGCAAGTCAAAGGAATGACAGTATTCAATACTGATCACTTTGATTCTAAAAAACAACCAATGTTCTTTGGAAAACCACTTGGAATCCAAAGATATGATTCATACAAATATCCAGTATTTGAAAAACTTACAACTCAACAATTAGGATACTTCTGGAGACCAGAAGAGGTATCTCTTCAGAAAGATCGTGGAGACTATCAAACACTTCGTCCAGAGCAAAAGCACATTTATACTTCTAATTTGAAGTATCAAATCATGCTTGATTCTGTTCAAGGTCGTGGGCCTGGTATGGCATTCATTCCTTATTGCTCGCTTCCAGAACTGGAGGCTTGTATGGAGGTATGGGGATTTATGGAGATGATCCATAGTCGTTCATACACATATATCATCAAGAATATCTACCCAGATCCATCTGAAGTATTTGATACAATCATCAAAGATGATCGAATTCTTGAACGATCTGCTAGTGTCACGGAATCATATGATGATTTCATCAACTCCGCCCAAGGATATGGTGCATCTAATACTTGGATGCATAATCTTGAAGGAGTTCCATACGCTAAGGAAACGCTCAACGATGTTAAACGAAAGTTGTACAGAGCAGTCGCAAACGTTAACATTCTTGAAGGTATTCGGTTCTACGTTAGTTTTGCTTGTAGTTTCGCCTTTGGTGAACTTAAGCTTATGGAAGGATCCGCTAAAATCATCTCTCTTATCGCAAGAGACGAAAACCAACATTTAGCAATCACGCAAAATATTCTGAACAAGTGGCGTGATGGTGATGATCCAGAGATGAAGCAAATTGCTAAAGAGGAAGAAGAGTGGGTTTATGCGATGTTTGATCGTGCTGTAAATGAAGAAAAGAGATGGGCAGATTATCTGTTCAAAGATGGCAGTATGATTGGACTTAACGATAAACTTCTTCAGCAATACGTAGAGTGGATTGCAAATCGTAGACTCAAAGCAATAGGACTTAAACCACAATACGATATTTCAGCAAACAACAATCCTCTTCCTTGGACTCAGCACTGGATTTCCTCTAAAGGTCTCCAGGTGGCTCCCCAGGAAACGGAAGTCGAAAGTTATGTTGTCGGTGGTATCAAACAAGATATGAAAAAAGATGCATTTAGTGGTTTCAAATTGTAATATTTCAAACAATAATTTATACATAGAGGAGCATTAGTCTCCTCTTTTTTTATGCCTAGGAACCAGATTTCTAAAGAAGAAATCAAAACTCGTGTATTAGAGTTAAAGAATCGACTTTACAATGATCATATAAGACCTGACATGGACATGAAGGGCCTTGCCCATAAATATCTCAACGAAGTTATTGATATAATTGATGGGTATAGATATTGACTATGAGAATCCATGGTACTATAATGGTGAAGTCTTTCGCTCCGAAAATATTTCAGATAATTTTGGATTCGTTTATCTAATTAAAAACAAGATAAACGGCAGAAAATACATTGGAAGAAAATACTTTTGGTCTTTCAGAAAACCAAAAGGCAAAAGTCGAAAAGTAAAATCCGAATCTGATTGGAAAAAGTATTATGGGTCTTGTCCAGAACTTAAAGAAGACGTTATCAAGTTTGGCAGAGAAAATTTTAGTCGAACTATGTTATCAGTACATAAAACAGGCGGCAAAACAAACTTCGAAGAAACGCGCCAGTTATTTGCAAACAACGTACTCACAGAATCGCTTGACGATGGAAGCCCAGCGTGGTACAATAGCAACATCCTCAGCAGGTACTTCCGAAAAGATTACTATGGAAAAGACGATTGAACCAGTCAAGTATGCCCGTGAGTGGAGTATTGATCGTATTCATGAACTTGCAGAAGGAGATGTTCAGAGCCAGTTTGATGCCCTTGCAATCGCAGAAGAATTTCATGAGTGGATTCATCTTCCTCAAGGTCCCAACTACCTGCAGTGTTTGGTAATGGAGAGACCCCCTGGATTTGGAGATCAAGAGATTGACATTCTTGACAAATAATAAATAATCACTTATAATGCATAAAACCCACTTCTAAAGAGTGGGTTTTTTATTATGAGTCATTGATGTGACAATTAGAGCCCAGGAGATTGCCCCCAGAGATGGGGGAAGTGCGCTTTCTCTATTGGGATGTAGAGTTCAATTTAACCTAGTGCAAAACTTCTTTACTGTAGCCCTGCCCCTTCTGGCATCGGTTACAACCAACGTGGCAACGATGCCGATCTTTCCTCCTTTGAGTGCTCCTCCAGCACCATTCTCAATCATTAAGGAGTTTGAAACGACAGCGACCAAGGAGGTTGCTCCTGAAAAGCCAAAAGAGCAAAGGCTAATTTGTAAAGGGTGTAATGAAAATGAGAATGCTACCCTGGCATTCTTCCAGGATCGTGGTATTAAAGACAGAAACGCCCTTGCTACCATCATGGGCAATATTAAACAGGAATCTACTTTTGTTCCTAATATTTGTGAAGGTGGTAGTAGAACCAGTTGGAGTAACTGCGGCCGCGGTTACGGACTGATTCAATGGACATCTGCCAATCGTTATTATGGATTGGGTGATTTTGCTAGAAAGTTTGGTGGGTCACCATCAACACTTGACACGCAACTTCGTTATCTAACGACTGAGGTTCAGTGGCAACGAATTGTGGAGAAGATGAAAACTCCTGGTAAATCAATCGACCGCTACATGGATTATGCGTATAGCTGGATCGGGTGGGGGCATCATGGTGCTCGTACCTCCTATGCATATGATTATGCTTCCCGTCTGATTAAGGTAGAAGTTTAATATATAAGGGGAGTGCTGCAGACCTCCCCTTTCTTATGTCTATCTCGGCAAAGGTTGTAAATAAAGTATTGTCGTGGTCGAGTGATAATCAATTGAAGAATTCTTGTAAAAGAGTTCTTGATACTTATGTTTACAGTGAGCCTGAATTAACAGAAGAAGAATTAGAATCTGCTCTGAAAATTTATCTTGAAGGTCTAGAAGATGAACTTCAAATTTGGCAATAAAAAACCAGATATCAAACAATACGCTATAATAGGAATTGTATTATCTTCTCTTATAGCAGCACTCTCACAATGTACAGGAGCATCCGAAGATGGACTTTGGGACTTACTGGATGAGGTTCAAAGAAAATATTTCCCACAAACTATTCTTAATGAGTTTGTTATTAAAGATTCTGCGAAGTTAGAACGTAGAATTAAGCGTGATGTAGACTCGGCCATCGCAGAGTATGAACGCTTGACGGGTGATGATGGAACTGTTAGAATGCCTAAACCAAGGTTGGTTGAGAAACCATCTGACGGTAGCAAAGCGCAAGAACTACTCGGTGGTGAAATGCGACTTTGTGCTCCTTGGGTTGACGACTGCCCTAAGGACTGATAGAATATCTCCATGCCTCAGTAACTCAGTGGAATAGAGTAACGCTCTTCTAAAGCGTGAGTCGTTGGTTCGAATCCAACCTGAGGCGCTTGACAATTATACTCAACTACTCTATAATTGTCTCATAAGCGGGTGTGGTGTAGCGGTAACACGCCATCCTTCCAAGTTGGAATCACGAGTTCGATCCTCGTCACCCGCTCTGAACCTTCGGGTTCTTATTCCCCTGTAGCACAGCGGTAGTGCAAACGACTGTTAATCGTTGGGTCGCAAGTTCGAATCTTGCCGGGGGAGCCTAGGGCGATTGGCGCAGCGGTAGCGCAGCTGCTTTACACGCAGACGGTCATTGGTTCGAATCCGATATTGCCCATTATAAATAACTCAAAAGAAGCGCCAGCAATAATGAAAAAGAAAACGATTAGCAAACTCATTCAGGGCCCTTTGCGGTTTCATCACCAAGACATTCACGAAGAATTAGAAGAGATTAAAGGTAAATTGGATCATGTTAGTAGTCAGATGCAAGTGTTGCAACAAAGAATTGATTGGTACATCCAAACTACAGGTGTGTGGTTGCCAAAATCAGATGTCAGTGAAAGAGGACAAGATTTCTGCGATTG